CTTGGAACTCAACCTTACCATTGAAGAAGTTGTAGATCTCTCCACGGAACAAATCAAGTGTAAAGTTATTTTTATTGTATACTCTTTTGAAAGAGTTATCTAACTGTTTCCAAAGACCCACAGATAATCTGATATCATCTGGACCATCTTGCTTAACTCTACCTCCTTGTCCCCACATTAAGTAAGTCTCAATGTCAGTTGCAATTTTAGAAAGGTGAGCAGATTCCAAAGTTGTTAAGAATGTACGTGACAAGTCTCCATTGTCAAATGCTTTCTTCACTTTATCTTTACCCATAACTTTTACCATATCTTCTAGAGATGTGATAGAAGGATCTATATTTTTGTCAAATGTTCTCCAGATCTCAGTTACAGGAACTGTACCATCTGCATTCATTCCACCTTTGATCATTAAATCAGCACGGCTAGAGATTGAATAGTGAACATGAGCTTCAGCACCACCAACAAAGTTATAGAACTCACGGAATCCTGTTCTTGTTTGGATGTCAGAAAATCTTTCACCATATTCTCCACGGGCAGAACCTTTACGGAAAACTTTAGTACCATTAGATAAATACTTGTTATCTAAGTACTTGTAGTTGTCATTGTCTACTAACTGTACAGTATAGATAAAACCATCTGTAGCAGGAAGAATATCTTCTGTAGGTACAATGTACAATTCAGCCCCGTTGTATTTGTCATAAGTGATGATGTCACCATGTCCAAATTCTCTACGGCTTAATTTAATGCGGAATGTAGTACCATCCACACCTTTAAAATCATTGTTTGGTTCAATATCCTCAATGATGTAAGGTAAGTCTACAGACACTGGAGTCTGCCACTTATACTCACCACGAGCATTGTCAACCATAATTACATTCTTGCCACCAAATGAAGACATTTGATAAAGTGGCATTTCAACTTTCTGAGCCATAGCCCATAGGTCAACTGGGCCTAAGTCCATAGGCTCAGCATCTTTCAGCATGTTAACCAAGTGGTAAGAATCCACATGGGAACTTGCGTTGTAAGCGGTATCCCGGAGGAATATACCATTGTTTAAAACTGGAGTTGCCATTTTGTATTTGTTTTTAAATTGTTACTAATTAAAATCTCTTGAACATGTTAGGTCTTGAGATTGTCTTTTGTGTTGATCTTTGAGGAGAAGCTGTTCTTCTAGTTTCTTCCTCTTCAGATGTTGAAGATGCAAGTTTCCTTGACTCTTCAGTTTTTAATTGTCTTACTACTTTTTCAGTAGCTGCTTTAGATCCTTGCTCTCTTACTTTGTTTTTATATCCATCTGGATCTGCAAGTAACCAAAGAGCTTCAGCAATAAGATCATGTCTTGGTTCTACAAACTGATATTTTTCTATCAAGTGTCCAAACAAGTTTGTAGGTTTACCTGAAATTGAAGGGTAGTTAGGTTGAACTAATCCGGAGTATAATAGACTCTGCATTTTTTTGTCAAGTTTTACACCTCCTAGTTCTCCAGCAGATAGAGTGTTAAATACATTATCTGTATATGCTTTAGCTTGTTTTGCCTGCATTTCTTTTTTCTGCTCTTGTTCTGCTAGTTGTCTTGCAACAATCTCTTCTTGCATTCTATCTAACTTTGGTTTGAATTGGTTAGCTTTTTGTTCTAACTTATTCATATCTACCCAGTCATTGATTTCTTCCTCAATTTCTTCTGGTGATCCAAAGTTTGTAGCATAAAGATATTGTCTTGCAATTTCTGCTTGATCATACTCATCAGCCGGATCTAGTTCTCTTATTTCCTCAACATGTGCCAAGGTTCTAAATAAGCCTTTAAGATCTTGTCCACCATCTGCTACATATTTAGCAGCATATTGGAGCTCTTCAGGAAGAGATTGAAAAAACTCTTTTGGAGTATTCTCTCTAATTGCATTTTCTCTTTCTTGAAAGTTAGCTTCAAATAGTTCTCTAAAATCTTTTGTGGTATACTCCTCTAAAGGTTTATCATCATCAAAAGGAATTAAAGTACCTTCCTCAATCATTTTAGTTGCTAATTCAGCAAGACCAGATTTGTCAACCTTTGGTCTTCCTTTGTTACCAGCATCTTCTTCTTGAGAAATTAAGCCATCAAGTTCAGCTATTGTTTCTTCAACTTCTGCTTTCTTTTCTGCTGCTTCTTTCTTTTCAGTAGGAGTAGCAGTATTGTCAAGGAACGTAGTATCTACATTTTCTTTAGAAAACATAGACTTTGGTTTTTCTTCTGTCTTACCTTCTTCAGGAAGCATTACACTTTCTGCACCCGGCATTCCAAAGATCTCATCAATATTAACTTCAACTTGCTCTACCTTTGTAGTGTCAAGTACCTGGGTTTCCCCAGTTGCTTTGTTGGTTTCTTCCATTGTTGTTGGTTTTTGGTTATACATTAATATAATAATAAATTTTAAAAATTTAAAGCTTTATAATTCTTTTTGTCTACTATATAGCTATTAATCTTTCTTTTTATTATTTTGTTTTTGATCAAACTTGTTTTTATTTACTTGAGCTATCTGTAATTGCTTATCTGCAATATCTCTTTGAGCTTGAATTTTTTCTCTTTCAATATTGTTTTTCTCTCTATCAATAGTCATTCTATTTGAATCTTTTTCTCTCTGAAGATTAGTTTGTTCTTGATATTGTTCAGTAGCTCTTATTTCTTTCATAGCATCCGCATAGTCAGACATTTGGTTTTCATTAACATCAACTGCAGCACCATATCCAGCAGCTCTAATTTCAGCTACTGTAATATTATTAGCAAGTTGTTTATCTTGTCTTTCAGCCTCTGCCTGAATTTGCATTTGTTTTTGTTTCTCCTGAGATTGAAGTTGCTCAGTTTGCATTTGTTGTTGAGACTGCATCTCTTGATCCTTCATTTGTTTTTGCTTATCTTCAGAAGACTTAAGAACAGTATTAAGTTGTGCAATAGAGTCAGACTGAATAATTTGACCAAGATCATAAATGCTAGCACCTGCTGTATTGTTTGACATAGCCAATTGTTTAAGTTGTTCAAGAATAGCTCTATGATTTGCTGTAGTACTGCAGAATATATTTAGATCCCTTAATAAAAGTTCTGTTCCATTAACTTGGAAGTTTACTTTTTCATCTGCAGAAGTTACATATGTTAGTCTTGCAGAAGGATTAGTTGAATGATAATACTGAGCTAAGTCAGTTCTCATTTGATGGACTCTTGGCATTAAATAATCACAGTGCTGAATAAAGAATACTTCTGTTTGTGCATAAGAAGCAGATGTTGCTTGTTCTACACCTGTTGCAGTTAATTGAGATAACTGCTGACCCATTCTTTGAGGATTTAATCCTATCACTTCAAATGCTTGAGATTTAAAATGATTAGCTAACTGAATCCTAGACATTAATCTTTCTGTTTGAGAAAGATCTAGTTTTTGGAAATGCTGGAAGTTTAATGCATTTTCAGTGTTAGTAATACTAGTGTCTAATGGAAGCATTTGGAAATTCTTCATAGCAACATATGCTTTTGCTAAATTTCCTTTTCCCCAATCTTCACCTAGTGAATGTCGTGGAAGAGTGTTCTGATCTAACATGATAATTGTACCAAGTTCATCAACTAAGATGTCTGCAATCTGATTGTTAACTATGTTGTATCCAATCTGATATGGCTTCATTAAGTCAATTAATGCAGTTGACTTGGTATTTCTATCTGAGAATACAGCACCTTCCACTGGTAACTTACATCCATAAAGAGTATTATCTCCTTTGAACTGAAATTTTATTGGTCCTAAATTATTTTTTTCAATACCTAAGTATATTGGTGAAAAACCTCCTGGATTATTCATTCCCCAAAATGAAGGAATATTAGGTCCAATTTTTACACCACCCCATGTTTCATTAATCCAAATCCAATCTATATGTTCTCCATATACCAAAGTATCTTTAGTTTTATTTTTAAAGAGTCTATTATCATAGATAGGCTTATCTGTTACAACATATTCTTCTGATACTATTTCAGTTGTTACTTCACCTAGATCTGTAATTTTAGTCAAGTGGCCAACTTTCTTTTGAGATTTCCAATATACAGTTGATACTCTTAGTAAGTATGCTGTACCTTGATCATAGTAATCTTCACTTTCTGCAATTATTTGAGATACTATATCTGCACCATCTAATACAGTTCCGGACATAGCTGAAGTATACTGTCTGTATGCAAGAGATGGCATATTAACATTCCATTCATGAGACTTAGTTCCATCATAGAATGAACCATCATTTTGTAATCCTCCGATTGTATATCCAGCAGATCTAATAGGATATACATTTTCTAAAGCCTCAAGTTGTTCTTGTGTCATTAGATATCCATATTTATCTATTACATCTGACACAGTCATCATATCTGTTTTACCTACCCAGTTACCTTGAGAGATATATCTTACATCTGGAGACTTATGATAAAATGTCAATGCAGGATTCCAAAGTTCAATTTCATAATCATCCTCCATCATCTTAAAGTGCCAGAATTCTCTGTCTGTAATAAGCATATCACGGAATCCTCTTTCCTCTAACTCATCCATTCTAAACCTTTCAACATCAACTCTATGCTGATGAGCAGCCCATTGTTCTGTCATTGATTGGTAGTCTTTCTTAAAAAACTTTTCAATCTCAGGAAGAGTTTTTAGTTTATCAGGAGAAGTTTCTTGCTGAAACTCTGGACTTTCAGGATCCATACCCTGAGCAACTAAGGCTTGTGTAATTTTCATTTGAGCATCTGAAAGAAGAACTTCTTCTACCATCTTTCTTTTTTGCTCAAGCATTTCATTATATGAAAAGTCATCAACTGCTCTATATGTAAGTTTTGTAGATCTTTTAGCAAATTCACCTACTAGAACATTAATAACATTTGGAATGATCGGATAAAATTTTAGTTCAAGTGCTGATACATCTTCTTTAGTTAATATTTCAACTATGTCTCTGTAATCATTATCATCCTCAACTATATAATCTGTCTTATCAATAATACCTTTTGCTAGTTTATAATTTTTCATTATTCTTCTAGCATTTCTTCTTAATTGTTTTAGACCTTGCCACTCTAACCAGTCTAAGTTCCAAGCAGCCCATTGTTGATCTTTTTCTTTTTTAGGAAGAAACTGTAAAGGTTGAGTTATACTACCAATTCTATTTTGAGTAGACTTAGCTCCTTTCTTTGCTTGAATAGCATTTATAATTTGCATAATGTATTACTTTAAGTTTTTAAATGGTGATTTCTTAAATGATTGACCATTTGCAAGTTGCCCTCTTCCTACATGACGGAAAGGGCTTCTATTTAATTTAAACAAATTTTCTGACTTTTGCAAGTTTTTAGCAGCATCATCCATTATTGTTCTTCTTGAATATCCTCTGTTTGATTGTTGAATTTTCATAAATGCAACCAGTGCACAGAATGAAACTAATCTATCCACGTTAACTCCATCTGCATATGCTCTCATTTCTTTGAGTAACATAGGATCTGGAATTCTTTCAATACCGTATTTAGTTCTTATAATAGTACCATCAGGTTTTGTTTCAACATCTAGTTCTTCTTTAGTGTATTCAATTGCATAACTCAAGAGATGAGACTTAAATAATGTTCCTGTATTTTTCCATCCGTATTCCTGGAAAACATTTGCATTTGCTCCTAAATCCTTTAGGAACATAATCTGACTTTTTGGAACTAAGTACTTTTGTTTTTTTCTGGAGATCATGTATTGAATGAATAGAGATATGTTGTTCTCTATCACCGTCCATGCATTATACCATTCTATTATCAGCTCAAGTCTCTGATGTGTTTTATTAATATCATCAAATCTACCGCACCATGCAGCTACAATTTTATCTGGTTCAATGTATGTTTCAGTTTCTGTACCTGTTACTTTAGTTACTTCTATTGGAGCTTTCATTACATAGATAGAACATAATGATTCTGAAGTAGTTGTTTTACCTTCTGATACAGGGTCAATAGAAGCATAATATTGTCCAAATGCCGGATCTGGAATTGGTCTTTCCCATACTACAAGTACTCCTGTTTTATCTTCTGTACTTTTAGTAACTGGAAATTCCATAATAGGTCTTTTACTTGAGGCTTTTACAGTAGGTTTCCCATCAGCATCAGTAGATATATCTAAAAACTCATAGGCATATTCTTTATCTTCTATTCTTCTTTCTTGAGCTCCAACTAAATGAGATGGGAATACCGATACAGTTCTATGATCAAATGCTTCTTTAATATTTCTTGGATGCTGTGATATCCTTAATTGGTAAGTTTCAGGATCCAGTTCTTTTTTCCAAGTTTCAAATTGTTTATCTAAAGCTTCTAAAGCTTCTTTTATAAGAGAGTTGCCATACTTATCTATGTATGGTGGCATAGACCACTGTTCCGGAATAAATAATCCAGATAATCCTCTGGTACCTTTCTCATCTAATAAGTCTGTTTCTACTGCATATACATCACTATCTAATGGTTTAAGTATCATTTTTCTAAGTGGTTCACACTGTGATAAATCACCCACTGATCCTGCAGCAATAAACATTCCAGTAGTAATAAGTCCTGATCTCATTGCAGGTCTCATATACTCATATGTTTGATCCATTTTTGGAGCAATACCAGCTTCTTCATGGAAGAAGTATTTAACTGGACCCCCGACACCATTTGTAGGATCTTTCTCAAATGACATACCTTGCATAGTACCCTTTAGACCCACTTCTGTTTTTCTGTCACCTTTTCTTACTTCAATCTTTTGCTGCCACATTAAGACTTTGTCTGGAGACATTGGACGGTACCATGCAGTATGCTCATTAAGGAAGGCAGCATATTCCGATAAGAACTTCCAAGAACCTTTCTCATTAATATAGTCTTTAAGACTAGCACCCATTTTTAAAGTAACTCCTGGTTCAAACCATAACTGATTAAGTAATTTAGATATATGAAAGTATGAAGATGCTATCTGACGTTTCTTTAAAATAGCTACATGTTTGTAGTTTAACTCAGCAAGTAGTTCATATAATGCCATATGATACTGAGCATCCCTAATTTTAGCAAAGTCAAACTTTTGTTGTTCTTTATCAAAGATTGGTAAAAAGTTTAACCACATATAGTAATCCCTGGTAAGATACCATTTCTTATTTCCATTTATATAGAATACACCTTTTCTGCATTTAGTTTTTTGATCATCCCAATAAGCTATAAAATCTTTGGATTTAAATGGAGCTGTACAATAAACATTTTTAGTTCTAAATGTTGTAGCTTGTTCATTAAATAAATAAGAAGTATCATCAAAGTTATATTTACCTGGTTCAGTAAATATATCTGCTATTGCTCTAGAAAACTCTTCTCTAGAATCATAAGATACAGTAGTCCAAGCACCATTATCCCAACAGGGTATATCTTGAAAAATTTCACTCATGTTTATTGATCATATGCCATACCTATTCCTCCGCGCACTTTACTAGATTGTTCTTCTTGTAAGTCTTTATAAACTCCTTTAAATGAAGCTCTTATCTGGTCAAAATTCTTCGCGGCTGCAACAAGTGAATTAATATTACCATCTCTTCCTGCAGTAATTGTAGTAGTCTCCATATATTTTGCTAATCTATCTAACATAGATGCAATACCTTTATATGCTCTGGATGTAGGTGTTTCATACATTCTTTCACAAAACCTTAATGCATCAAATATAGTTTTGTCTTCAGTAGAAAATTCAGCTTCTATCTCTCTTATAATTAACATTTCTTTTTCAGCTTCCGGAGTATGAAAAAAAGGATTCATATCTGGATTAGGACAAGTCATATAGAATAAGTACTGATATATCTTTAGATAATCATCCGGATATTCATCCATAACATCTTTAAGAGCTTTCAGTGTATAACAATGTTCTGTAGGAATAACAGTATTGTTTTGTACATCAAATAGTTTTATAAGCATTTTACTTCTTTTTAATTTTATCTTTATTATCACGCAAGTAATGCATAATAGCCATAACTTCATCAATTAAATAAGGTACCTGAATTGGTATAACTTCTTTTACTATTGGTTCTCCATTTTTATCTAGTTTACTTATCGGATATCCCCAGTTATCTTCTCGTTCTACTTCAAATACAATATGGTGTATATAAATATTTCCAGCTTTTAATTTAGGATTATGCTTTAGTATAATATACATATAAATGCTGAGTTGTAATGCATAATGATAAAAGTTACAGTCATCTAATGTGTCTACGGGAAATGCCATTTTTTCTGATTGACCTTCCCAGTTTACATAAGATTCTTTTTTAATCTCCTTATTAGTTTTGTAGTCAATAATATTTACTTTACCATTGACTACTTCTACTAAATCTGATTGTCCACAGATACCAACTGATCTAAGATAGACCATATGTTCTGGATACACGCCTGGTTCTAATTTTTGAGAAGGAGCAATTTTAACTCCATCTTTTATTTCTACTGGAGAAAACACAGGTACAGTTACTCCTTCTCTTTCTATAGAGGCTAATGAGCATATATCAATTTCTCTTTGATTATGATACCATGTACCAAGAAGAATAGATCTGTCAGCTTCATTACTCCAAATTTGTTGAATAAGCTCAGGATCTACACCAGACCACTTTGACTTCTTGGACTTAGATACTTTCTCAGCAACTTTCTTTGCATCAAAAGGTTTTTTAAAATGAGAAACAAGTGTTGTTACACTTATCCAGTCAATAGCTTCTCCATCTATACTAGAGTAACTATGATTATCTGCATTAAACTTTATCATCTTTTAAGCATTTTCTATAATAGTATTAGCCAATGTTCTAGATGCTTCATCTTCAGATATCAACATCTTCCTGATATTAGTTACTTCTTCCTGTGTAAACTTACCCTCTATAGAAAGTATCTTTAGTCTTAGAAACTTGTTCTCTGTTTCCAGTTTAGTAATTCTATCTTCTATAGCTTTTAAAGGATGTACCCATGGATCTTCCAGGATGGTGCTCATTCTACTAAATATTCCATCTGATGTAGTAGTCATAGTTTGTCCAGGAATTGTGTTGATCACTTTATTAGGATCACTAACATATATACCTTGCATATTATTTGGGTCTGTAAACATAATATTAATCTTTAAGGTTTTCTAATGCATCTTCTTGTTCTTCTGTAGCTATAGCATCCCATTTACCTAATGGGCACTCTGATGATAATGATCGGGTCTTAAACCCTAATGAGCATCCACATTCAGCACAACAAGGTTGAGAACCTTTTACAGCACACTCTTTACCTTTAGTATCTAAGTGTTCACAGTCATCACAGATATCATGTCTCATCCGTGCTATGTCTTCTACAAACTCATCTCTAATAATAGAGTTCTTAATTCCTTCCAGGATTCCTTTTCTATTCTCCCAGATTGTTTTCAGTACTGCTCTCATCTTTACTTCTTTTAAATTCTAATTTTCTAATTTCTTCTAAACTTATTTTGTGCTCAAGTTCAATTAATAAAGAAAGTTTATTCTCAATCATCTTCCTATTATAATATGCACCATAGGTTGATGTATCATGATTCTCTAAACTTTTACTGTATTTTGGAATTGACTTTCTGACTAATCCACTTTTTGCAACAAAATGTCCAAGACCTTCTACATTAATTCTTGGATGTGCTAGACTGCTCAAAGTTTTTCTTAACTCACCATAATAAAATTCAACAATATCTTGAATCATATTTGGGTTTTCATTTAACTGCTCTGCTAAATCTTTGTATAGACTACTGGACTTCTTCGGTATCATTCCCTAAAATTTTATAGTCTAATAATAATGTTCCTTCAGTTTGAATTTGTAGATTGGGATTTAGTAATATTTGTTTTTTATTATTTGTATCCTTAATAACTAATCCACTTTTTTCAGCTTTATTAATACAATTTCTAACTGTTTGAGGAGATTTAAAAATCCAGTCTTCTTCTGAAGATGCATCATAACAGAAATGAGTAAGTTCAATTGGTTGATTGAAACTTAATAAAGTTAAACAGTTAAGATCAGATTCACTCACTGTAACACGGTTAATATAACAGTGAGTTAGAATCTGAAATTTTACTACATCCCACTTTGGCATTCTAATACGTTTCTGTACTTGATTGACAAGGGCCATGTCTTATGATTTTTTCAACTTTCTCTCCTTTGGTGCATTTAGAGATTCTGTTTCTTGTTCAACTTCTGAGTCATCTTCAATTTGATTATGTTCAGATTGAGATTGCATAAGCATACCAAATTGTACTTGGATGCTTGCTCTTTTGAATCTTACCTCATCTATTTTAGCCAATATACTTTCATATTCATATTGCGCATTTAAATAAGGTAATGAGTCCGTGTAAAAAGAAAGCATTTCTTCTTTTCTTTTTGCTAACTCTTCTGGAGACAATTGCTCCATTTCATCTACTTGTTGGTTTAAGTTTTCCATTTTTATATATTTTAAGTTTAGACAAATATACAATAAAAGTTTAAACTAGATATATTTAAAATAAAAAATCCAGGCATAGAACATACCTGGATTATACAAACTATAGTAGTATTTTATTCTTTACTTTTCATTTTTTTATAGGCACCATAACCTAATCCTCCAAGAGCTCCAGCTACAACAGTACCAAGAGCACTACCTTTTTTTTCAACTGATTTACCTACAGATTTAAAAGCTTTTTTACAAGCTTTTTTAAATTTATCACCAGGTCCGCATTGTTCAGTAGCCCCTCCTACTTCATAGCTTTTCATTGATTTGATTATTGGAGCAGATCCTCCTTTTTTCATTGACTTACAGAATACTGTAGCATCTGTAACTCCTTTTAATCCATTTTTCATAGTTAACGGTTTTTAATAGTAAAATTTAATATAGTAAGTAAATAGAACTCTCTAGAAAAATCTAACTCTAAGGTAAATAGATCTAATGATGAGATTCTTAGTCTTACCATTAACTTATCCCATTGTCTGCCGGAACCTTTCCAGTTGTTTCTAAACTTCATTACTTCTTATTTCTTTTAGCTAGACGTTTAAGAATCCAGCGGCTAAATGTAGTACCCACTGCTTTCAATGCTTTATTATCAGCATCTACTGTAACTTTAGAACCTTCAGCAGTCTTAGTAACTTCAATATCTAATTTTTTAGAATCAATCTTAACATGTTGTTCTGTTTCTGTAGCATGTACTTCCACATCAACTTTTGGAGTGTCAATAACTACATCCAAGTTTTTCTTGTCTTTCTTAACGTAAGCTCTTTTAGTTTTTGTTTTTACTTCTAGCTCTACATTAACTTCTTTTTTCTTTCTTCCCATTGTTAAAAGTTTTAGTTATTATTATTGTTCATTAGTGGTTATTACACCTTTAGGTTCTAATTTAACCTTTCTTACATTTGCAGGTTGGGCAACTTTCCATGCTGTCCTACGTGCTTGGTTTAGTCTTGACTTAGCTATTCTAGATACACTAACTGAGTTGTTTTGATTACCTCCAAGTACATGATAATGTGTATTGTCTTCACCTACATAAATTCCTACGTGTCCGCCACCATTTCTTTTAAAAGTCAATATATCACCTAGCATTGGCTCATCTACCTTGTTGCCATACTTATTCCAGTTCAATGCCCATAGCGGTCTTTCAACTACTTGTAGACCTTGAGCGTGACAGCAATAAGCTATGAACAGACCGCACCAAGGTATCTCATCATTGGTATAAACATTCTTCAATCCTGTAGCTTCAGCCCATCCAAGAATAACAGGGTTATGTGTAGGCCCTACAAACTCCTTAACACCTAAATGCTTTACAGCTTCTACTAATAACTTAGGAGATTTTTCTTCTTTTAACCAAGCATAACTCATTGCTGATCTGTATTAGGAGTGTCT